CACAAACAAACAGGCGAGCCATACCTGCCAAGAACAACGGGGGGTCAGGCATGTGGGAAGGCAGAAAATGTTAGAGTTAATCCTTACTTCCCTAATTTCAATTACCATAACGCTAATAATAATTTACCTTAATAACCAATACCATAAATCAGCGAGAATTAAACTAACTCCTACCAACCCCGAAACATGGGAGAACTTTTACGCCAAAGCAGAATTAGTAAGAAAGAGAAATGAAGCAGGTAAGAGAGAAAGAGAGAGAGATAGAGCGGAGAGGCTTGACCACTTAGAGAGAGGTTTGTGAGAGTATTTACCTATGACTACCTTTCATATAAGCAGAGAGCAAACAAGCGTGTATTACTTAACAGTTGAAGCAGAGAGCCGAGAACTTGCGCTACTTGAAGCCGAGAAAGATTTTAACTATCATACTGATATTGAACTAATACCCGACAAGACCGAAGTAAGATACCTAGCGCAAGAGGTGGTTAATTTTAATGACTTCTAACCAAGATGAAGTAAATGAAAATGCTGATTATATTATTTCAGAGCAAGAGGAAGTAGCCACCAATAGACAATACTATGGCAAGTTACTAAGACAACACTTAGTAGGGCTACAAGAAAAGTATTCTAACAATGCTGAAGTAAAGCATGAGTTAGATGTAATGGCAGACTATCTATTCTATTTATACGAATAGATTAACTAGAGAAAAGGAAAACAAATGGGGCTAGACATGTATTTATATGCTGAGAAGTATATCTCATCATCAAATGCGTTTAAGGAAAACGACCCTGATATGTATAAGGCAGGGTTAGAAGCAGTAAATATGAACCACTTACCTAAGGGTAACTTCCCTCACTTAATGGTAAAAGCAGATGTAGCATATTGGCGTAAAGCAAATGCTATTCATGGTTGGATAATCCGTAATTGTGCTGACGGAGTTGATGAGTGCCAAGAGATAGTAATTAGTAGCGACAAACTAACCGAACTCAGAGATGAGTGTGTAAAAGAGTTATCAAATCGCCATAACGCAGTTAAGCCTGATGAAGCCGATTATGTTCAAAAGATAACAGGTAGCGAGGACTTAATGGAAGTAATTGCTAAAAGCATGAAACGGCAAAGTGAGAAATCAAATACCAAAGTAGGAAATACCATAGACCCCTTAGCACCAGTAGAAGGTTTCTTTTTTGGTAGCACCGACAAAGATGAGTATTACTATCGCGACCTTGAATACACAGTTGAAGTGGCTAATTCTTTATTAACCAATAAAGACGAATATGTATTTATTTACAGAGCGAGTTGGTAAGGGTTTATGAAACGATACGCAGTTACAGTAAAGATAGCGTTAGAAACTGAGTGGCTAGCCCCAACCCCTGAGGGGGCGAATAGGTTGGCTGATGAGTGGCTAGCCCAAACTTACGGAAACATAAACTATAAAGCAGAGTATTTTGCTAGAGAGTTGCCTGATGATTAAAAATGAGGAAAAAAGCGAACACCACTTTATCGTAAAATACACCGAGCAGGAAGGGTGGGTGTGGGATACCGAAACTGAAAATGCGAGGTTTGGTAGATGTGTTTATTTACCAGCAACCGAAGCGTGGGTAAATAGTAATTACTCAGAGGAAATTAACAGGATAGACACCGAAGCAAGTGAGCAGTTGGGTAAGTTAATTCATGTTATGAACGGAGAGAAATGTTAGGATACGACACCAACGAAGTATATGAAATGATAGACGCGTTAGGCGAAGCAAGAGCCGAAGTATCTGACCTGCACCTTAGAACAAAACTAGGTAATGTAGCCGACCTATTAGACGGACTTTTGGTTGAGGGTCATATTGGAAATGGATTTGGAGAGGATACCCAGTAGTAACCATAAAGCTCAGATAGAGACTTACAATGGTAGCAACCAGCACAAACAACCTATCAAATACCAATATAGCATTTAAGACTTTCAGGTGTAGAGCGCAAGACCAGCGTTCCCGTTATCAAAAGTATATAAACTAGCCACCACGCCCAAGCCGTGAACAGATTATTGGCTAAAAGGTGTAGTATAAGCAATAATTCAGTAACAGTATAAGGAGAGATAAATGGCAAGAAAAGTAAGTAAGAGGTTTAGAGCCGAGTTGTCTTTAGAGAGAGAGAAATCTAGCGCATGGCTCGCCATAATTTATGTAACCAATACCTCAGTTGATGAAGGCGCTAATCCGATTGAACGGGTTGAATTAACTAAGATTACTGCATGGAAAAACGCTAGCGCAGGAAAGCGATGGATAAAGGCGCAGGTTCAAGGACTTACTCCACGCAAAAGCGTAAAACTTATTGCGGGTAGCGAACTCAATGAAAAGGGTAAGCCAATGGCTTTTAGGGGTAGCATAGACTTCAAGGTTGATGCGTAATGGAGAGAGGATTTGACCCAAAGATAGTGCCTTCAATTCCAGATGAAGAAATATGGGAAGATGAAGATGAAGAAGAGTCAGGCGAAGAAGTAGAAGAATAGGGGGAGAGTAAGTATGTTGGAAGCCATGTATCAACTTCAAATGATGCTTTTAGATTTGGAGTTTTGGAAGTTAGTATTAGAAATGTATATTAGGTTTAACTGGTAAACCTATACACAATAAGGGGAAAGCCCTCGCGTCTCTAGTCGCGGGGGTTTTTTAATTGCTATTTAAGCACTAACCTTTTCATGCGCCAAGATGCGGGATAGGGAAAAAATCTTATCAGGTCTAAACCCCGACCAATGGGCTTCGCCCGCAACTACTACTGGGGCTTGCTTATATCCTAAGGAGTTAATGTAAGCAGATGCCTCTGCATCGTTACTCAAATCTATGGTTGAGTGCGTAATCTCATACTTGTCTAAATACAATTTAGTAGCGGTGCATTGAGGGCAGTTCGGTAGGGTGTAGAGGGTTACGGACATAGAAGGTCTCCTTTAATAAGCTTATATTAGCCTTAAGCATTTAGACATTGAAGTCATATTTAGTGAAGAGGATGTTTAAGGATTAACTATAATACCTGTAACGCAACTTAAAATAAAAGGGCTAACTATATAAATATTAGGGAAAGCCAATTCACGACCTTGCAAGGTCTTATATCTGATATAAAGATTACCTATTCATCCTCAATTGCGCCTTTAATTAGTTGAGTTGTTTGGTCTTCTGTAAGCCCATTATTCGGTAACTCGTTTAGTATTTGAGCCTTTTCACCGAAGATTTGAGAGAGGACTCCTGCGCTTCCTTTTCGCTCTACGGTCATGCGAATAAACTCTCTAGAATCATCTAATTCTTTAACGGTTTTGATTAACTTAAATAGCCTATCTATTTCTTGAGAAACGTTAGGGTCTGCGTATCCACCGTTCATTTCTTCAGAAAAACGCATAAAAGCAACTCTTTGACCCTGCATTTCTATAATTGCATTAATTAAAGCTTTAAGTTGTTCTTTACTTTTTACTTCTATCGGAAGGTTAAAAGCACAAGCATTATTTGGCTTAAAAGCGGGGCAATTTGAAGCAACAAAACAAGTATTACACTGACGTAAAGTGCTAGATTGGGATTGAACTACGGGTATCTCTTTGATTACACCATCGTCATCAATTTCTGTTTTTAAGTCATAAGTAAACACTGGTAAATTGATGATTTCATCGGGATTTCTAGGTATAACTTTCCGCTCATACCCCCCCTTTATATCAGCATTACTTATAGAGGTTTCCGCATTTGAAACCAGTTCAGTTTTATCGCTTATATCTGATATAACGGCCTCTTCATTATCATCATCATAAGGGCCCATGGCGTTTATCCTATCTTCTAATCGTTCATATGACCAAACGGCTAACTTACAAACTTCCTTTGGGTCGTCTTCAATAACTTTGTTAAAGTCTATACCTGCTTTTTCATATATATGGCTATACCGTGATCTGGCTTGCTCTTTCATACGCTTTGGGTATCTAGCGATTTTAGTGCCATCCCAAATAATGGTTTCCCCATGAATCATTGGAGATAGCCAAGACATAGTGCTTGCGGTCTCAACTTGAATTGCCCTTAAGTTGTCGGGTTTAGCGCAGGCTATTGCGTGAAACCTAGTGCCCCTCCTTCGAACAAACGTGCGAGTGGCGGCCGCCAGGTAGCTGTGGGCTTCTATATCTTGACCTGTAATTCCTATATCTAAATAGGACTCTACTAATTGATTAAGGCCAGACTGCCCTGTCGGGGAGTGCCATACCGGTAAGAACTTACCCGGCGGAACCTCAGACCAGCATGTTTTTCTTTGAGTTTCAATGAAGTTTAAATCCAATAATGGGTGATTCAATTCGGTGAATAGGGTTATTCGGTCTATATTGTGGGCTATAAACTCCTCATAGCTAGCTGCAAAAGCTTCTAGATCTGCAGCTGTCAAGCTGGTCTCATTTAAGGGTATACCGCCATGCACATAAATACTAATATCCGATTTAAAGTAGTTAGATAGTAAATAGTTTTTGTTCTTTGGAAGGCCGCGTTTAACTAGCCGCCAGAAGCTGACTCCTACGTTAGTTGCTGTGGTGGTTTCTAATAGAGTTCTATTGCTGGGCACCTCTGCGCCTAAGTAGACGATCTTCATGTAGTTTGTTGTTTGTTTAAGAGGTCAACCCACCAAGATAGCCATATATCATAACTTTCGTAAGGCAGTTTAAAGTCAATTTCTTCTTGTGTGAATCCGCCGTCTCTAGGAGTTTTATCTAAGTTCATACCCTTGAGTCATCCATGTATAAACCGAGTTGACGGTCATACTCTTTTTCAATGTCTGCCCAAGGCTTAACTCCAGTTGGAGAATCTGGCCTAAACTCAGGGCGTAAGTAAAGCGGGTGTAAGAACATTAATACGGTGTATCCAGATGCTAAAAGTCTTTTTGATAACTCTGGGTCAGACGTAATTACATATTCAACTTTACCTTTTGAACGTAAATGTTCGCATTGCGCAAACGAGTCTGTTCCATGCTTAACATCTGAGTTTTCTAAAATGTCATCAAAGTCTATTTTATGGGAGCGTAACCAATGCTCTGTTACTTCTTTTTTATCGTTACCTACAACAACAATCGAGTTACCGCTTTTAATAAGTCTGTAAAGGGCAACACCTTCAGTTAAAGGCTGTTTATTTAAATGATGCCGTAATACACCATCTACAAATACTAATACACTCATTGTGCCTACCCATTCTGAATTAAAGCCCTACGTACAAGAACACTAGCATCTGGAAGCTCCATTCCGTAAGTGTGGGCCTCAAACTCTTTTCGTGTCTGTGTTGATATTTCTTTCATTCTTTTTAAAGCAGGTATAACCCCTGACGCTTTTCCAGATTGCCAACGATAGTTTGCATAATCAGCATAGCCTTGACCTTCAGGGGTAAACGCGCTGTTTCTACCTTTATGAATTACATCAAATAAAGCAGCCCCTTGGTCTACGGCTAATTTTAAAGCGGACTCAGCATTGCGCCTGTACGCATCATTTTTTGCGGCTTCAATACCATAGTAAGCATTGTTGTATCTTTGAAGTATCTCTAAAGCCATACTTTTATCTTTAGATAGCTTGTTTTCCCAATCTTTTCGCTCAACCATGCCGTCTTCTGAAGGTTCAACCGTCCAGTTGTCTAAGGTAACGGAATAAGCGGCATACGGTTTTATCTTTGTAATATCCGAAATAACATTTACATAAAAAGTTAGCTCAAACACTCCTAAAAACTCTTCTGTTTTAGGGTGCAGGTCGTCTCTAAATCCTTCGTTAAAGGTTTGAGCAATCTCTCGGTCACTTAAATACCCATAGTTTGGGTTGGACTGCCTAAATTTAATGTAATCAATTCCTATTAAACAATCTAGGTCTGCGGGGTCTCGTTGAGCTGCCCACTGGTAGCTGACACCAGAGCCGGCTAACCAAACTTGAATATAGTCTTCTGAATATACGAATATACGATTTAAATGGGTGTATAACAAACTAAGGATTGCGGATCTGACACCTGGAATAAGCTTGCCATTATGAAATAACCTAGGGTCTAGCCCACCAGATAACTTACTAAAATACGAAGTGTCTGTTGGCTTAATTTCAATTGGGGAAGACAAATTAGATAGCGCCTCTGTGTAGTCCATAGTAACTATGATACTAACATATTAAACGGATATTCCACCCTCATCTAGACCATCTTCTTTTTCTCTGCGTCTTGTTACGGGGTAAGCATTAGTGTCATTAAGATTAAATTCAATCTTTTTTACAATTTCAGGTTTATCCGAACGGGTATTAGACATAAACCCACAGGCTCTATGTGCATCTACAAATTGTTGTGCCCATAGCATTCCAAGGTTTAAGTCTTCTTCTGTTTCAATTTGAAATGTGGCAACGCACACGCAAGTCATTTCTATAAACATTAGTAAGCCCTTCGATTAGCTTCCTAAGTAGTATACTCTCACAACCCTTGAAGGGGGTTACTCAATTGTCTTTAGTTTGAGCAGGCGTGTCTTTAGTAGGGTTTAAGGCCTGAACTACGCTATTTACGATGTCTACTTTAGTAATAGTGTATCGCAACTCTTCACAACCCTGTCTAATATCGTTTAAAGTGGCTGTACGGCCCACTGTAAAGGTCTTAGAAAGGTCGGAGATGGCCAAATAGGTACCATCTGGGGCCTTTATGACAATAAAGGCTGTAATCGCGTCTGGAGCCGCTGTTTCGGTGGACTCAGTGCTTACCTCAGTATCAGAGGCTATTACTTCAGGTTCTGTGCTCATTAGTTGTAGTATCCCTTTTCTTTGTTGTGTTTCATCATATTATAAGACTTAACTGGACAGAAGTCACATAAATAGGTTTTCGGCATTTTCTTGATATCTAACCCAGCTTCTTTTCGATCCGCTGCGGTGTCTGGTTTTAAAACCTTACTACTTGATTTGTAATCAGGGCATTGACCTTTAGGACGATTATGTTGAGCAAAGCACGTCATAGCATCTGCGCTAAACCCAGCCTTGACATCGTAAAAATCACCTAAAATGTCTAAGCCGATTGAGCCTTCTAATAATTGTTTTTTAATGCCCGCTAAAGCGGCTTCGCGACCTTTGGGAGACATCCACAAAAATGCGTCAATATCAACCAGTTTACCTTTGCATCCTTTTTGATCGTGTGGATACACGGCTTTTTCAAGAAATGGGTTTTCAGATTGGTCCCACGCACCTTGTTCATTTCGTTTAACTTTTAGGTACGGTAGCTCTTCTATTGATTTACAAGAATAGCAAACTAACAGAAGGGTCTTTTCTTCGTCTTGTTTTGGTAATGCTGTAGTCAATTTATACTCCTAATTTAATTCGCAAGTCTAACACATGCAAGGGACTATCTAGCCCGTTCTCTCCTTTTTTGCACCGTTTTAGAGGCTGTAAGGTATGCGGCTCTGTCTACATTAGCGCCAGTTTCAGTTACAAACACCTTATCGCGGTGCTTGGAGGCTAGCTCTGTATGGACAGGGTTATTAGAGTCAAAACTAATAGGCTTTACGGTAGAGCCCTTTACGGCTCTAAACTGTCTAGATGGGGCCTTTGACTCTTTAGGCTTAGGCTTTGAAGTAGGCGTTTTAACATTAGCAAGCGTCTTTTCAAGCGCAATTTCCCAATTATGTTTTTTAATACCCACTTTTAATCTTTACTGTTTCATCTTTAGGAAACGCACGGTTACCGCTCTTGTTCAAACGGTCTGACTTAGCAGCATTTTCTTTAGCGATAGCGCCAGATTTAACACCTTCTGCAATCTCTGCACTTGCTTTATTAAACGTATCTTGCCTAAAAGCAAACGAACCTTCTTTTTCTTTATCTGTTAATACCTTTACGTTGCCTTGACCTTTGCCACGTTCATAAGACCTTGTACTTGAAGGGTTTTCAAATCTATCACTTTCTTGTTTAGTAATAAATTGATTTATTTTTGGAATCATCCGCGTGAATTCTTTTCATGCTCTGCTTGCGCAGCGCGGTAATCATCTAATCCTTCTGCGTATTTACCAAACATTTTAGATTTGTTTTCGTCTAACTCATCTTTTGACATTTGGTTTGACGCCCAAGTTAAAGGCTCAGGTGTGTTTAATACCTGCTTCATAACACGAGCTGGATTACGTGATTGATTTTTAGCCATGGTTACGCTCCTGGGTTTACCTTTGATGGTTCTTCTGAGTTAATAAAACCATAGTTCATATATGGATGCAAACCTGCACGGTTTTGTACCATTTTTTCATCGCCTGAACCTACGGCAACGGTTGTATTTGGACGACGTTTACGGTATTTACCGTCTGTCGCTCCTTCTAACATATCTGCGTTCTGTGAACGCGCTTTACGAACGGTCATGCCATTCTGCCTTTCACTAGTTTTACTGCTCTCGAGCGGGTGCACGATGGGCAATACTCTGAGTTTAACTTCTGTAATGGGTTTAGTACGGAGGTACAGCCCTTACAAACGATTGAACCATTGTACCAAGTTCCTAAAGAAACGTCTGTAGCACCCGGCGTACCTTCACCGGTACTGTCTGTAAATAATCCAGCGTCTGCATCCATTAAATTGAATTTCCTAACGTGTTACGGCTAGAGCTTTGTTGAGTGTTGGGTTTCTGACTAAAGTCAGACTCAACCCTCTGCGCTGGTCTAGAAGGTAGTTCAATTATGTCTTCAATTCCAAGCTCTGAGGTCTCATACCCATATCTATTTGGAAATAAGTTTATTTGTGGAATGTTTGGTCGCACATACTCTTGTATCTCTTTACCAGTCATTTGCCCAACTTCAAGCGCTTGAGTAAGCAGACGCTCTTGATTACTAGCAAATGGGCCGATATAAGCTTGAGGAGGGTATGCCGCTTCAACAGGGGCTTGCCACGGTTTACGGCTGTATACGCCATCAGGACTATTAGGCATTACTTCTTTTCCTCTTTTTCACCAACACCATATGGGAAGTCCCAATCTGTATGGTCATCATCTTCTTCAAATTGCGCACTACCTGGCTTATAAGTAGACATTAGGTTGTTTTCGCTATCCGTCTGTTTTTAACACGTTTACGTGCTGGAATGCCTGCTTCTATTTTTTCTTTTGGTGATCTGTATCCTGCTGCCCTACGTGCTCTATTTCTTTGTTTAGCAATACCAGATAAAGTCTGTTGAATACCCAATTGTTGGTTTTTGTTATTTGGATCATATTTAGGTGCCAAATTTTGACCTTCTTCTAAATTAATATTACCGCCAGTAATAGCTTGATGAACATCAGAAAGGCGCGGAGCCTTTCCTTGGCGTTTGTTTTCTTCATTTTTTATCTGAGCTTTAGCGGCTCTAAATTGTCTAGGGTTTTGTGGATCATAGTTTTTATTTAAATCTAAACCTTCTTCAGAATTTATATGACCACCTATAACAGCTGCATGAATATCCCTAACATATGGAACTTTAGATACTCTATTTATTTGAGCTACTTTGTCAATAGGACCACGTTTAACGGGGTTATTCAAGTAATTAGGATTTAAAACCGATGCTTCATCTGATGTAATATGACCTTGGTTTACAGACTTACGAACGTGCTTTGCGTTAGGAATAAGTGCTGCAACTCCCCTTTGATATGACCGATAAGCAGTACCTTGAGTTAGTTGTCTAGATTTACCTGTAGCAGCGTACGGTCCCATTTCGTATTGCTTTTCAGGTTTAAATTTAGAATTTAAATCAATAGCTTCTTCAGGTTTTACATGCCCTTCATGAACAGCTGCGTATACGTGGCTAAGATTAGGCGTAGAACCTTGAATTCCTTTTGCTGTTTCTTTAGCTTTTACGGCACGTCCTTCTCTGCGAAGTATTGGCATGCTATCTCCAGCTAGGAACTAATGACTTTAGTTGGCTTGATCTAATTTTATTAATCTCTCCAATAGAAGTGCTTCTTAAGTTTGCTTTTCCATCATTAGGTAGGTGGGGAGCTGGCACTAACTTTTGGTTTTCTGAGTTTCTTTTAGATAGGTAAACATTGCCGTTGTATGAAGCTTTCATTTGTCTTTGAATACCGCGGTCTGGCTCTAAACCTTCTGGATAATAATAGTCTGATTGATCAATTCGTTCTCCACGGTGAACGCCTCGTTGATAAGCGCGTTGTCCAACACGAGACTTAACTCCTTTTAATACTTTATCTGAAACACTAGACGGTCTACCGCGATCATCACGACGCGTACGAATTGTGCCCAAATACCCATCTGGATATTCAGCAGATGGTTGACGACCTACACCAATTCGGAGGAAGTCAAGCTCAGAGCGAGCAACCGGCACACCACCGCCACCATACGTTGTTGCAGTGTCATACATTCCACCAGCACCTAAGTACTGGATGTTTTGATGGGTATTTGGCATTAGACCATCATATTCCTATTTAATTAGGAATTGGCTCTAAACTCAACACCCTGATAAATAGCAGTACCATCAATGATATTAACGGCTTCTATTGAGAACTTTCCGCTTTCTTCGTTGTACCAAACCACACCAATGCCCTGTTGCCAGTTTTCATAATGTTTTCCTGGTCGGCCATCTGAACCAACGCCAGAGTTAGTCGAAGGCACTGCGCCGTCTACTCTGCACAAACACCCTGGAGTAAACGCTACGCTTCTAATAGGACCATCTGCGTCAAACGTAGTTCTATATTGCATTTCAATTCTGTGGATATGCCCAAATATTGTTGATAAGTGGGGTGTGTCATTTGTATACGCAACTGCGGTATTTCCATTACTACGAACCTTATTACCGTGCATTGCACGTAAGTACTTGCCTAACCAAATTACTGACTCTTGGCTTGGGTACTTGTCGTAAAACTCTACGTTTAATTCGTTTAAACATAATAAGTTTTTAACACTTAATACGGGGTCGCCCTCTAAGTCATCGGCTTTCTTTAGACCATAAGATGCGGCGGCGTTTCTAGTAGCATATAAGTTTAATCGGTTATCGTGGTTACCCTCTAACAAGGCAATTCTAGCGGAAGGGCTAATAGCTCGTTGTTTAGCTAAAAACTCGTACCCATAGTTAATGGCTGCTTGCGTTGTATTAGCAAAAGCAGCTTCTTGAATATATTTAGAGTGCTCTTGTAAATCTAAGAAGTCACCTAAATTAATTACTATATCAATTCCATACTTCTCTTGTGTATACGCCATAATCTGCAAAGCAACGTCTATCGCTTGAACATCATGAAATGGATCCATTGTGCCATCTTCGTATCTTCTATACCCAATTTGAGGGTCAGGAAGAATAAAAGCGCATTTCATATCTTTATCTGTTTTTGGGTGCTCTGTTGGAGTCCACGGAATACTTACATTAACTGGAGTTGCTGGGCGTATTATTTCCCACTTAGGGCCCTCTTCCCAAACAGGGGATAGAACTACCTTAATAGATTCTAAGTCTACTATCTCAGGCTCGCCTTGCTCATTTTTAATAGCGCTTTGATAAGAACTAACTCTTATCTTATCTATCTTTCCAACTAAATCTGGATCAATATTTTGAGACTTTAAAAAGTCTTCAATCTTTTGTTTAGTAACTGTGCTTTCCGCGTCTTTTAATGCTTGATCAATTGGGTCTAATTCCGACATCTGCATATCCCCGTCCTATGTTGGCGAACTATATCTTTTTTTATATCAAATACTTTTTGAAGTAACAAGGTTATTTGAGCGTGGCTCATTTCTAAATTAAGTAACTTTTGAACTTTATCTTGTTTTTCCTCAGGTAAATCTTCTACCCATTTCCCTAATTTACAACGAACAGGGGCTGTCTTTTTTTGCAAACCAGACTGGAGTAAAGAGTCTAAATCATCTAAAGAAGGCTCTTGCAATGTATCGTCCATACTTATCTCCTTAGGCATAGCAACACCTGTAGCATACACCATAGTCAAAATAATCGCCTACGACTCGCACATAAAAAAACAACCCTCCACGTGTGAAGGGTTGTTGTTTTTAAAGTAAGTTATACGTTTATTTCGTTAGCTCCACCATCAAAACCTGAACGGTTTACAGACGCTTTAAATATGCGTCCATTAGACTGAGTTGAGCCAGCCTCCGGTGCTACTGTTTTTTGGAACTTTACACGTACGCCATATCTAGCTCCACCTGTGTTTGTTATAAACTTACGAGATGGCTTAGCTTGCTTGTATGGGTCTGTGCCGCCTTTTGCGTTTCCTTTGTTTTTCATAAGTGTTCCTTTTTCTGGTTTAGCAGAAGGAACTGTAAACTTTAAACCTGATGCATTAGAGGCATCGGCAGAAACAGGCGCTATTGGTGCCGGGTTCATCTTGTTATCTTTCATTTAATATCCTTTGGCCTAAGGGTGTCCTACAAATGTAGTTCATTTAATGGATAAAGACAGGCTTAACTACTAGAAACAATTGAGAATACGATGGCTGAAATTACCCCATCGTGGCTCTCTATGCTTGCAAATCCTGGAATACACATTAAATCTAACCCTCTTGGGGCGGTGTACCCACGTGCGATTGCTATAGCTTTTACTGCCTGATTTACGGCACCTGCGCCAACAGCTCTAACCTTGCATGATTTATTTTCATAAATTGCGTGTGCGATAGCGGAGGCAACAGCTTGTGGGTTGCTTCCAGCGCCAACACGTAATACGTTTTCGGATGCTTCTATTGTCATTTTAGTCCTTGTTGTAGTCGTTTTAATCTCCGTCCTACAATTACACCAAATATAAGTTAGTTAGTCTCTCTAAAATCAATAGGAGTTGGAGCGGTAGCTAGGGCCCCACATAACTCGCACTCCATATCTAATAGGTACAAGGAGATCTCGCCATCCTCAAACATTGCTTTTATATTCCATAAAGTAGAACCGCAAACACAGACGTGTAGGGGTCGGTGTTTATCTCTTAAATCTAGCATTTTTACTATTTTTCTCTATATTTTGGGTCTAAAAGTTTTATATAAATTTCTTTTTCATAAGCAAGGCTGCCTTTACCAGCAATTAAATGGGCTAAACCATATGAGTCTGCAGCGTTATCATCATCAAACTCTATATTCCATTTTTTGTAAGTATTTAAAAGCATTTGACTTTTAGATATGCCTTTTCCTTTTCCAGTAACATACTTCTTTAACATAGTAGGGGCGACTATGGCTGGGTAAAGGTTTTTTTCAAATAAAGTAAGTTTTACCATACCCCCCAATTCCCCGAGCATGTTAGAAAGTTGACTGCCGTAGGCGTACCCCTCCATAGCTACATCAATAACGCTATACAGGTCTAATGAGTTTTTTAAATGTTTTTGTATATTTGCTAACCTTAAAATACCAGATTGTGGATCTTTATAAACTGTAGTTTTATAACCTTCGTCGTTTAAAGCAGTAATGGCAAATCCAGTATAAGACTGATCAATACCTAAGTACACGTTTCTATTTTTAAGAAAAGTACCATATTCTTTTATCACGGTACCAAAGTTCTAGTTCTAGCACTAAACCCACCAGAAGACGTTCTTCTAGTTAGTTCTCTACTAAGTAACGCAGAGTCTTTAGATAAACTTGAAGAAATAACTTCTATAAGTTTTCTATAGGCATGCCGTGCTAACAACGTATTTTGTAAGCCTTCAATGGTGGGGCTTGTTAGTATTTTTGCTTTTCTATAGGCTGCGGTTTCTTTAACCTCTTTTGGCATACTAATTTCTAATTTAGCCATTTCTAATTCTAAATTGTTTTCAGCATACTTTTCATCAATTTGAGCACAAGCAACTTGAGTAGCGACAAAGTCTGAATACGCGCTTACCCGAGCCCACAACTCCATTAGCCCGTCATCGTCAATCCCTGTAATGTCTTGTGGAATCTGTGGACGATCTACAGACGCCCTTGTAGATAACAGTAAATTAGCTTTCTTAAGATTTAGTATTAGTTCTAAACTTTCAGTCCCCTGTAGTTCAGTCATCATATCCCTCGCATCCGGTACACCACTGTGAACCACCCATATTACACGTAGGAGGGGTTTTATTGTCAACTGCATCTGAAATCATTTTTGCGGCGTCTATTAAGTGTTTTATAGAAAAATCACTCTTAGGAACAATAAACTCTTTGTACTCTTGATTTGCTTTTAATTCATAGATTAAACAAGCCTCTTGTGGTTGTACTTCCATGCCTATTAGTTCACACAGCTTCATATACATTTGTGCTTGATTAATGTGTTTCATAAATGGTTTTTCTAAGTTCTTCCACATTTCAAACAAATCATAGTTATTGAGTTTGGCATACTCTGGGTCTTCCCATGTAAAGGTGCCCTGCCCAACAGATTTAATCTCCAGGAGAAGTGGAGACTCGTATCCAATTAGTATGCCGTCAGCGTGACCTGATATCTTATATGGTGTGTAGTTTAAAGGAACTTCTTTATATATAAATTTATGGTTTAATTCGCAGTTTACGCAAGATTGTGGAGATAGCCCAACCACCGTAGTTTTGCAAGCCGTGCACAGCCATTTACCATATAACGTTTGACAGTCGTAAAAGATACTTTGCCATTTCCTATGGATAGAATGGCCTTCTTCAAATATTAAACGTTTCTTTAAACTTACGCCTCTATCTTTTGGTTTATTAGGAACCTTATTAATTAATTTAAAATACTGTTCTCTATGGCACCAAGAGTCGCTAACCATGTCTGAAGGATGGATAACATCTTGCGGTCGGTCATCTTGTTTGGGTTTAGCAATAAAATGGCGCTCTACTGAACTAACTACTCTAGTTTTATCCACCTTTAAAAACTTCTTTAAAGGCCCCTTTGGTTTAAACTTACTTTCTGTCAATTAGTTCTCCATAAGCCATTGTTTGAGTGTTTTACCTTGTTTTTTTGCTTTTCTTTTTAGTGCGTTTCGCTCTCTATGAGACATCCCGCCCCATATTCCATGTTGTTCGTCCATCTTATCTGAGTATAACAAGCACTCTTTACGTACTTTACATTCCGGTTTACCGTCTTTACCGTAACAGACTGCTTTTGAAATATCTGCAATGATTTTATATTTGGCTTTGTCTCTAGGGGGGTACCAAAGTTCCGTATCAAGTCCTCGACATTTTGCGTCATAGCGCCAATCATCTACGCGCCCCGCGCCTTCTTCTGACACACGCACTCCTGAAGATTCTGGCGTTGCTCTAGAAAATCATCCTCAGTCATAATGACATAGTTTTCATTATTCAAACTAATGCCAAGAACTGGAATACGACTGTCAAGAACTGCTTCTATAACAATCTTTTCTAAAACTTTTGCCTTTAACGTAAAAGATGATTTGCCGGTCCACTTGTGTTCTATTAACAAGTCCTTAGACCTAACATCACCTTTACGACTCCAGAATGCACCACTCCCGGCGTTTCTCGTTCCATCTACTTTCTTAGCGAGTCGTACCTCATGCTTTTTTGATTCCTTTTGCCCCTTACTTTTCATTTACACTCCAGCTAACTTTGAGTTAGCCTTTATAGAGTCTAAAACGTCGTGCTCAAAGGTTTCTCTAAGATCTACCTCTTCCCGTATGGAGCTAAGCATAGCATCTGCGCCTTGCCATTGTCGATCCCCATATCGGTAGTAGGCCCCTGCTCTGGTTATTACCTTATTAATAATGCCCATAGCAACAATTTCTTTAGCAAAGTCGTAATTTCCTTTTGAAACCGATCCGCCGTCTGCAAAATAAAAGTCCATAAATGCTGTTTGAGATGGTGGGGCTGACTTGTTTTTAATAGTGCGAACCTTAATAGTTTGACCGATTCTGTGCTTTTCCTGCCCAGTACCGACCTCTATCCATTCGTCACGCTTTACTTCAATTCTTGTAAAGTAAGAATAGTCTTTTCCTAAACCCCCTGGAGTTGTTCGAGGATCGCCGTACATAACACCTATCTTTGATCTCCATTGATTAATGATTAAACCAATAAATGGTCGCTCCTTATCAATTAAAGACCGCTTAGATGCTTTACCAATCTTTCTAAAAAACTTATTAGTTAACAGTGCGCTTCGTCCTACAGTCGATTCATCCATTTGTTTCTCGTCTTCTGAGGTAGGAACAAGAGCGGGAAGGCTATCAATAACAATACAATCCACATCTTTAGTTTCAACGATTTTAACAATTGCCTCATAAGCTTCCTCCATTACGTTTGTAGATACCACATAGACTCTAGAGTCATCTACTCCACACATCTTTGCGTACTCTGGAACCCATTGTTCTGCGGCTACCCAAAGCGTAGTGAAGTTAGGATCTTTCTGTTGGTTTGCAGCAATTGTCTTTAAAGCAATTGCAGTCTTTCCATTGCTAGCCTCGCCAATAATTTCATGCCATTGATTTACAGGCCAACCGCCACCTAAAATAACATCTAAAGATATTGAACCAGTAGGCAGCCTATCCATAAGGTCATCGCGGATATCACTACCAAGAACAATAGTATTTTCGCCAATAGTTTTATTTATCTTATCAATTGCTTTTGCTAATAACGACATTATATGTGACCTATGATTCCTTGAGGATTGTAATTGTTTTCGGTTGATACTTGTTTAGCTGCTTGAGTCGGTCCAGATAAAGGTACCGATACTCCTGTAGTTCCTGATCCAGTTTGTTGTATTGGATATCCGCAATCATAACATCGTGGGCGTGAGTCCATATAACCGCCATAGTTTTGGCTATTGCAAGAAGGGCATCGTGCCATTGAAGTAGCGCTTTGTGGAAGAGCGCGATCACGCAGTTCTGGTGGAACATACGCGGGTTGTTGAGTTGTTGGGGGAACGGATGAACGAGGCATGGGTGTTGCCGCCGGATTAACAGTAATTTTATTTGCCCACCAATTAGAACTCATCATACTCCTCTACTATGTGTGAACTACCTTTTTTGTCGTTAAGTCGAACTATACCAAGTTCTATTGCAGTTGAAAAGGCACTGGTAATGGCAGCGTGTCCAATCATGCGATAAAGTTCTTGAATAATAAATTCAGAGGACATCTCGTCTGTAGAGTCCCCAGACTCTTGTAATTTAAGAAGTTGAGCGCTAGCCACTGCTTTTGCGTTTATATCAGCAATGGCCCCAATGTACGGGTATAGACTAAGAATGTTAGTTAAGCGCTTATCGCTGTCTTCAATTTCTTTTTCGTCCCCCTCATCACTTACGGGGCTCATACCAAACCGTACAGCGACTTGATTAGGGTTTTCTAAATCAGTATCGTATAAATACCAACGCGTTAAGGTGGTCATAGGCACTACATTGTTATGTAAAGTAAGTTGTGGCTTATGGTGTTTACTTTTCTTTTTTCTTTTAAAGAACCTCATTTTGCTTCTCCCCACCTTTTTACAATATGTATATCTGCGGTTAATGGAACTTTTAATAAAGAAAGGCCTTCCATAGCCGTACGAATAGCCTCTTCAGTATCTTTAACTAAATTATCCGGCGCTATGGTTACTAATTCATCATGAACGGTCAGCAACAAAGACGCTTGTTTTGGCAACAAGGCGTGAGCCCTTACCATTGCCATTTTCATTATGTCAGCTGCTGATCCTTGAATTTTAGTATTAAAAGCTTGACGTTCAGCGCTAGATCTAAGTTTTATATCTCTAGAGGTAATATCAGGAAGAAACCTTTTTCTTCCAGCAAGGGTAGAAACATACAAGTTGTTTCTTGTTGAGGCTATTACTCTGTAACGATAGTGGTCTACTGCTGGGAACTCTTTAGAAAATCGATTTAAAAGGTCTTTAGCCTCTTGTAAAGAGCACTCTATTTGTTTAGCAATCTTATCCGGACCAACTCCATAAGCCATAGCTAATACTAAGACTTTGCCAGCCTTTCGGTCTACGCCCATAGTGTCACCAATAGCGGTGTAAATATCTCCTTTGTCTAAGTACGTATTCATCATAATTGGGTCTTCAGAAAAAGAAGCAATAACTCTTGGCTCTATCTGACTATAGTCTGCAACAATTAACTTATACCCATCTGGTGCGCAAAATAAGTTTCTAATTGCTTTTCCATGCTCTGTATGAGCGGCTGGTACGTTTTGTAGATTAGGGTTACGACTAGAGAACCGGCCAGTCTCAGCACCATGCTGTAATAAATCACAATATATCTTATTGTTTATTAAAAGACTTTTTCTATATTTAACTTTAGAAATGCCCTTAATAGTAGTTGTAACGTCTCCACCTAAGTACGGAACAACATATGTGGTTAACAACTTATTTAAGTCTTGATAGTCTAACAAAGCTTTAACAAATGGGTCCTTGTCTCTGTACGCGGCAATTGCCTCTTCAGAAACAGAGTAGTCTGTAAAAACTCTTTCGCTTTCTGCTTTTTCCGCACCTTTAAGCGTAAGTACCTTACCCCGTAAACCCCTACCGCCTTCAGCTTTAGGTCCAAATAAAATAGATTTTCGTTCATTATTAGAATTAATATTGAACACCTTACCTGCCACTCTATATATCTCAGAGCGGGCTGCCTCT